GGAGAAGGTAGACTCTGCGCTCTATCTAACTTTAACTGATGCAATTCAACGACACTCTGATAATATTCATTATTAACCTTATTAAGACGTTCTAGTTCGCCCTCTAAAAATGTAATTCTTTGCTTTAGGGGAGCTGCTGGTACAGGAACTGATTTATAGACCGTGCGTATTTCAGAACCTTCAGATTCCTTCAAGTTGCTATAAGCGGCATCTTTAGATGAGAGTGCCTTTTCAGTAGTAAGTTTATAAACTTCGAACTTGGAAGTAACGTCATTTAAACGACTTTGAGTTTGATTCAACTCTTGCTTCAGTTCTGCTACTTGCTGAAGCGTTGACGCTAATTCGCTTGCAAGGCGTTTGAGCTGAACTTGATTAGAAACTGAGCTTGGTGCTGGAGTCGGTTCTTTCGCCTTGGGTTTGGTCGGCGAGATATCAAGCTGCTCAACTGCAGGGACTCGCCATTTGAGGGTGAAATCAGTACGGGTAAAGTCACCCGGATCCTTGAACGCCACCAAGTACTGGATACCTGGGGGTGTCGGCTCAAGCTGGATATCAACAGATCCCCCGGTAACTGGGAAACGCTTTTCATGTTTGCTGCAGCCAAAGAAAGGCTTCGATGGTTTGATGACTAAAAAACCATCGCGACCATCTTCAAATAGCGTTCCAAAGACTTGGGTCATCATTCAACCTGCCTGTAACTAAGGGTCACTCCGACATTCACAGCGCGAGTGACGGTGATCGTTCCAGTGCCTGCGTCAGTGATATCAACGACTGATGCTGGATCAAGCGATGCATTCGCGGCTGATGTAGCCAGCTTGATTGTGTCAGTGGTGTCCTCAACGACAAAATAAACAGTTCCTGCCGCAAGCCCAGCAGGCAACGTACCGGTAGAGGAAACCTTCACCGCCTCACGAAACTTGAGACCGTGAGATTCAATGGTCAACAAGTCAGAAGTGGCGTCAACAAGACGTACAGGTAGTGATTCCTCAGTGATAACTAGGTTCAGCTTGTCGCCATCGTCTGTTTGAAACAGACCCAACTCACAATTTTGAGAAATTGATTGACCACCCGGTAGATAGAAGATACCGGAGATGTTGTCAGTTTCCTCACCCTGAAACTGGACAGAACAAGGGGCATCGCTACTCAAACTAAAGCTGGTGACTCGGAGTTTTGTTGCAGCAACAGCGGGTACTAAATCGCCCGATTCTGTGAGATCAACAGCAGCAAATCTAATTTCATCAGAAAACACATCGTGGAACGTGACGTGTCCATCAGTCGTAGTCCCAGCTCCGGTGCCTCGAATATAGGCATCGTTACCGTTTGCATCGCGACCATACAGTGTCATCAGACAAAGCTCAAAAAGATTGTGTTCCTAACATCACCAAAATAACTGGTGAAGCCATATAGAGAAAATGTACCGGATTCAGCCCAGTCACTTTTAATATCTTCTCTTGTAATAGCTCGTATTCTAACTTTAGCGTCCCCTAAATCTGCTGCCCTAAACTCTGCTTGATTGGTGTAGAAATACCCCTTGTTGATATAGGCATCAAGAATTTTGTTGAACACCTCAACTTCATATCGTTCCACAGACGAATCAAGCTCGTCTCCACCAAAGACGAAACCAGGAATAATCGCATCGCAGGTTGCATAAGCAGGAAACGTAGGAGCCTCCCAAGTAATCGTCATCAATGCTTCTGGATTTGCTGCCATTAGTCGGGTGTGCGTAATGAGAATGAAATTGATTTGGCTTTGATAGTCAACTTTCTAGATTTGTATGATCTGTTTCCATATCCCCCTGTCTTTAATGTTGCCGAATCGCCACCATTGACATATGCAAATTTTGCCTTGTCATACTTAATACCGATAACAGAGTAAGTTCCATCTCCCTCTTCTTTTACACTCTGTACGCGATACATAGGTTCCTTATCCAACTGTCGCTCAGAATTTTCCTTGACAAGAGCCCACATATCCATGGTTGTAGGCAAATCACTTCCAAAGCGACCAGAGATAGAAATAGATCCACTAGTTGATACAGAATCTACAGTGTATTTTTTGGCTACACCAGATGCTCCATAGATATAAAGTTTATAGTTGGAGTCATAACTTTTATCGGTAAGTTCACGGTCGGTAGAAATGGTTCTACTACTGGCGGCTTTTATTCGACCACCTGAAATCATCCTTGTTTTCAATGGATCAAGAATTAAACACACATCTCCTGGGATCAACATCGCCCCGTCCGGGCCAACCTTGAATGAGACGGTATCCGTTGAAAGCGTATTAGACGCAAGTGTGTATCGGCCCATTCGTCGCGCCTGATCCTCATTGGTACATCCCAGAGCACGGATAGTTTGTAAGTTGTACCCGTATCGATCAATAAGATCCGGGTCCTCAATTAAAGTTTTTCTCTCTTTATAAAACTCAGCAGGTTCGATATAACTTACCTCAACAGCAGTAGATCTGGCTCTCAGTGCAGAACCTTCGTAGGTGAAGTGTGGTGCTGCAACACCACCTTCATCGGAAGCAATCGTATTGGCCGAAGAATAAATCCTAATGTCTCCAGCGTCAGTCACTTCCTCATCTAAAACAAGAGTTATAAAACCACCCGCATAAATAATCTGAGCCTGAAATGTAGAAGCGATTCCCCTGAACAACTCCAGTGCATCAGCGTCCTTATTGACATAACCATTGAACTCAATATTATTATTTGTGCAGTACTTAGCAGCCCTTTTAAAAGATGCCAAATCAATATCATCCATGCGAATCCCCGCCTGTATATGATTTTCGCCGTCAATGGTATAAGTACGATGACCTGCTCCGTAACGGGGATCTGTAAGTAATCCCAATAGAACAAAAGCAGGGTTTTTACTGAACTTATAATTTACCCTCAGGCTTGAATTAAGCGTTGGAACCTTGAGCCCTTTTAGTCGTACTTGAACTTGAGGAAAACGCGAAAATTCACCAGCTTTAAACTTGAGAGCAAGTAATGAAGAAAACGGATATACCAATCTTTCGGCCCATGTAACATCAGCAGATACCCATGTCACTCCAGACTTTACCCAAGAGTATTGACGCTGGCTGGAACCTCCGACTACGGTTAAGGGTCCCCTTGGTCCTTTTCGATCTGTTCTAGTAACCCGAACTGAGATGGGTGTTGTTTCACCTGAAATATCAAAATTATATTCATGCAATTTAGTTGATGTTTGCAGTCTGTACACCTCGGTTCTTTCATCAATTATTTCTCCATCACCATCTAGAATCTGGATAACAATCTCAGTGGGATTGTCTGCACCACCCGAATCATCCGTCTCTGTATAGTCCCTGTAATTTTGTTCTGATCCATCCCTGTCACTGCGCGTTCTTGACTGGTAACACGGGCCAACAGACAGCCTCACACGCACATTGTCGGCTTCAAGCTGCGTGAAAGTTCTTGTTACGGACGTATTAGCAATACCGTCATCATCATCGTCAAATTCACCACCTTGTGCATTAAATGGTGCATTAACGCCAATGCTGAAGCCTGCCGAATCTACATTAGTAATTACTTTTGATGTCTGAGTGCCATCTGTCAATTCAACATTGGTGAGAACACTTGATTTAGCGATCAGTCCATCAAGATATAAGTTCTCTTCAACACCGCCGGATGGATACCCGGCAATTACACCCTCAGACACTAACCCCATAAAGAAGCCCTCATTGTCCCTGATATAAGAAGCAATGACAGGCATTCTTGAAACTAGGTACTCGCCAAATAACAGAGGAATAGCTTCACCGTTTACAGCGACTGGGGCAGCACCCCCTGAAACCGCATCGTCAGCATCACGGCCTTCAGATATGTTTTTCCCTGTTGGTGCTCCTGGTGCAAATAACGACGCCACCCCGTTGAATAACAGACCAATACCCAAAGACATGGTCGCTGTCTGCACACCTGCCATAAACGAGCCTGCAGCGACAGCACCAAAGCCTGTCATTGCAAATGCAACTAATGCAATACCAGCAAGAATTTGAAGAAATCCGCCACTCTTACCCCCGAAGAGGCCAAAAAGGTTTCCTGTAATAACAGGAACTAAGGTAAATGATTTGCAACCAAGTTCCAAATCGTCGTAAGTGATGCCTTCTTCTTGGTTTGAGGTAACGATTTGGAAGAAAATACCTCTTTCATGAGCTGAGGTAAGAAAGGTTCTAAATCCAGGGACTAGCTGACATAAAACTCGGATAGCTTCATTCGGGGTTTTGACAGCATATTTATGGGAGGTGCCAAAACGACGACCAATCTCACCGGCAAAGTTAATCTGCATCATCGTCCTAGTACCTTTTCAAAAACTGTTGTTCCTGTTTCAGATGAGAAACGCTCTAGTCGGTCGGCTTCTACGACATAAAGATATGAAATAAGTCGCAGGTTTGATGCAACAACAATGTCTTGCTCACTAAAACCATTATCACCTACTGGATGTGAATGGTAGATAATTTCCGGTAGATATTTTAAATAGTCACTAGCGTCGATTACAAAAGAAGTTTCAGGTTCATCCGAAGCGTTTTTGAGGGGGATAACTTCAGAACCGCAAATAACCCCACACGCCTCAATCTCTGGTTCTCTGAGGCAAGCCTGGGCGATATCAACGTGAAGCTTGGGCATATTTATGTAGCTGTAGGGAATCCGCCATAACGCAAATCACCTTGACCCGACGCTGCAAAACGCTCTCGACACTGTGCAAGTGTTTTACCGCACTTTTGAAAGCTTGATGTATTCTGGCAGTCAGGCCCTTTATAGATGAATGGGCAGTAGTTGCTGTACATACGTCGACGGGGATAACGGATACCCTCTACATCAAACAAAGACGCAAGTTCATATACACAATACTGATTATTCTCCTCCATCTTGCGATTGAACATCCAAATATCTGGTTGAAAATGGGCGTCGGAGTTGCCAGTGGGTGTTGGGTCTCCATCAATAAAGAGTAGAAATTTGGCGTAAGTTCTGATCCTGATAAGTCTGAAGCCAACCAGGTCGTCAAAGTCTTTGTTTATATCGGTAAATACTGCATCCATATTGCTAAAGGTAACTTTCGGCTGCG